ACCGCCACAGTAATCGCATTGACTACTGCGGCGGATGTAAATCAGGCTTCAATTTCCGTCCCATCGAGAAACTGAAATATCATTTTATTGTCATGAAACACGGTAACCTTATCGATCATAGTTCTCCACAGGTTCTCATCAAAAGAATCGACAGGATAATCGGTTTTATCAAGCTGAAGAATAAGCTGCTGAAGCTGCTTTACCTTATTTTGCCGATCGTCTTTTTTCTGCATAAGCTTATCATAAACTGCCTTTTGACTTTCGTATTGCTGAACCAGTTCATCATGACGTTTGTCAAAGGCATCTTTGTTTTTGGCAGTCACAATATTGTTCTGAATGTGCATCTGATTCAGCATAGCGGTATTTTCCATATCCTGAATGGCTTTTTCGATTTTCGTATCGAGTGCAGAAGCATCTGAAAGATTTTCAATCAGAAACTGAACAGTCTCAATGACAATTTCTTTGCCCTGAAAGAACACGGAAAAAGCATTTACGAAACGCTGTTTGATTTCATCCTCATATAAATGCGGCGTGGAACATAGCTGCTGACCTTTGAACTTATTGTTGCACTGCCAAATAACGCGGCGATATTTCGAGTTGGAGTGCCACACCTTTGAACCGAAAAAGCAACCGCAATCTGCACATACAAGTTTTGCTGCAAAAATCTGTGTTCCGCTGTACTGTTTACCAAGTTTCTTACGTCTTGCAAATTCAAGTTGAACTTGTTCAAAATCTTTCGGATCTATAATTGGTTCATGACTTTCTTCAATATAATATTGCGGAACTTCACCCTCATTGATTTTTTTCTTTTTCGTGAGAAAATCAGTAGTAAAACTTTTTTGCAGCAAAGCAGAGCCTTTGTACTTTTCGTTTTTCAGAATGCTTTCAATTGTTGAGGCGTGCCACTTTTCCTTACCGCTTGGCGAAGTTATACCACGATTCATCAAAGCTTTTGCAATGCTGTAAGTAGTCATGCCCTCAAGAAAAGAACGGTAAATGAAACGGATAATTTCCGCCTCTTCCGGCACAATTTCAGGCAGACCGTCAGCACCTTTTTTGTAGCCGAGAAAGCTGGAGTAGGGGAGAGAAACCTTGCCGTCTGCCATACGTTTTCTGTGTCCCCATGTTACGTTTTCGGAAATGGAGCGTGACTCCTCTTGTGCTAAACTCGACATAATCGTGATAAGCAATTCGCCCTTTCCATCAAATGTCCAAATCTGCTCTTTTTCAAAATAACACTCAACGTTATGTTCTTTCAGTTTTCGTATCGTGGAAAGAGAATCCACGGTATTTCGGGCAAAACGGCTCACACTCTTTGTGATGATGAGGTCGATTTTCCCGTCAAGAGCATCAGAGATCATCTGGTTGAAACCGTCTCTGTGCTTTGTATTCGTAGCGGAAATTCCCTCGTCCGTATATACCTTTACAAACTCCCATTCACCGTGCTTTTTGATGTATTTTGTGTAATAATCCACCTGTGCTTCGTAAGAAGTCTGCTGTTCTTCCTGTTCCGTGGAAACTCTCGCATATCCTGCAACCCTGCGTTTAACAACGGCATCATTAGGCATATGCGTCAAAGGGTTAATTGTCTGTGGAATCATCGTGACTTTTCGTGCCATTTTCTGCTCCTTTCTCCCACCGCTTTTCTCATTTCCTCCGTCCAGCTTTCGGAACGTGAACGGTCTTTCCAGTTTGCTGAAATCTCATGTCCGTCAGTGAAAATAAAAGTAAGTTCATTCGGTGCGGGAACAATAATTTTCTCAACATTTTTCTGGAACATATCAGCGTCAAATTCCTGTAAATCAAGCACCTCACAGCACACAGAAATCAACGTATTTTCAGGAATTTGCTTTGATTTTGGACAGTATTTTTTTCCCTTCGTGTTGTATGTTGAGCATATCCACACAATGCCTGTAGCAGTCGTTTTCCTGCGATAATTTTTGCCGCAGCATTGGCATTGAATCCTGCTTGAAAACGGATAGACTCCGGCAGGCTTTGACGCAGTAAAATGTTCACTCTGCTCCTGCAAATGCCTTTGAACGGTTTCAAAAACGGATTTTTCAATAATTGGTTCGTGAGATTCTTCCACGAAATACTGCGGTAATTTACCGTTGTTTTTAAGCGTTTTCTTGGTCAGGTGATTCTCACGGAATTTCTTTTGCAGCAGCATATTCCCGGCATACTTTTCATTTTTCAGAATCCTGCGGATGTCCTCAGCCGTCCATTCACTGCCATTTATTGTTGAAATCTGCATCTCGTTCAGCATATTGGCAATCGTCTGTTTTCCCATTCCCGACAGGTAACTGTTGAAAATTAAGCGTACCGTTTCCGCCTCTTCGGGAATGATTTCAAGACTTCCGTCGGGCGTTCTTCTGTAGCCGAGCATTCGGATACTGCTGATTTTTCCCTGTTCAAAATCTTTTCGGATCCGCCATTTCTGATTCTCACTTGCAGACAAACTTTCCTCTTGAGCATAGCTTGCAAGGATGGAAATCATCAGTTCGCCGTCTGCACTCAGGCTATGAATGTTCTGCTCTTCAAAATAAACATCAACGCCTAAATCCTTTAATTCACGGACAGTTTCAAGCAGTGTGACCGTATTTCTTGCGAATCTTGAAATTGATTTTGTGATGATTAAATTCAGATTTCCAGCACGGCATTCAGCAAGCATTTTTTGGAATTGCTCACGATTATCTTTAGTGCCTGTCATTGCTTCATCGGCATAAACACCGCAGAATCGCCATTCGGGATTTTTCTGAATCAGCTCGCTGTAGTAACTGACTTGTGCGGAAAGAGAATGAAGCATAGCGTCCTTGCCGCTGGAAACTCTGGCGTAAGCCGCCGTGTTAATTTGTTTCTTAAATTTCGGAACAGGAAATCTGACTTGTTCCACGATTCTTGCCATAAAATCGCCTCCTTGTCAGTGTTACATATTAAATCAGAAACTCCTGAAAGTCAAGCGATTACACGATATATGCTGCACAAAGATAAGCCGCATTTTTCGGCAATATTTGATTCGCATTTTCTGAATTCAGCCTCGGTTATTGTGCCGTTACTAAGCAGTCTGCGGAAGAGGATAATGGTGACTTTGTAGGTGGCGATTTGCTGTAATTTTTCATTTTTCATTGCGGTTCTCCTTTCGGCATGACTTGCCATAGCAGGCTTTGGAACAGTATTTTCTTGCTTTGCTGGGATAAGCGAAAAATGTTTTTCCACAGGTTTCGCATTTGCATTCAAGCATTGCAGGAGTGCGGTGTGGATGCTTTCGCCACCATGCCATTCTGCATTTGTCGCTGCAATATTTTCTTCCGATAACAGCCGTACCGCAGACAATGCAGGAATCGCATTTTCTCTTTAAAAACGACTTTACCGTATTCTCTGAAATGCCGAGTTCAGCGGCTATTTTCCTGTATCCGCAGCCATTTGCTTTTAGCTTGATTATCTGAATTTTTTCAGCGTTAGTCATAAAATACCTCCCAAATGAAAGCGGCTGCCGAGACTATCGACAACCGTCTATAAAGTTTATTTCATCAATTCATTCACACGTTTTTGCACGGCATTGTAATTATATCCGGCATTTGTGAGCCTGTTTTTTCTATCAACGCCGTTTCCCCATTTGCCTTGAATGACTTCATGGGCAATTTCATCAACAGACTTTTTTGTTGGATAGACAACATTTTCGTTTGCATCAAACACATAATATCCTGGTTTACATGCCTTTTTTGCGTTGTCCAAAGAAGAAAATGCTCCGATCTGCGACTTTGCATCAGACCAGCTTTTGCGAACTCGGTAAAGTTGTGTAGTAGTTGTTGATGTGCCGGATTTCATGTAAGCCTGCACCTTCGCTTTGAAAGCAGACCAGTGCGGAAGAATATACAGAGGACACGTTTTGTAAGGATTCCTTGCTGTATTCAGATAATCCACGCTGCCGGATTTTCCGTCACGAACATTCAGCCAATGCGTATGCGTGTAGAGGTGGTCAATGCCAAGGTTGTACTTTTTCAACAGAGCTGCCGCCAGTTTTGCAGCGTTATCCTCGGATTTCTGATCCTTGGAATTATAGGCAGAACTCATAATGCACTCAATTGCAATCGTTCTGCGATTGCCGTTGCCACTGCCATCAGCAGCGTGCCAGCCACTTAAAGTAAGCGAAAGATTCTGCCATGCACAGGTGTTGTCAACATAATAGTGAACTCGGACATCGTTCATATTTCCGTTGACGGTTGCCCTTGTATACTGCTCAGCAGGAGTTGTGCCGGATGCTGTTGTAATCCACGATGTATTGTGAATTGTCACACCAATAATTTTGCCCTCCATGGAAACGGAGGGCATATCAATGTGATTGGGATTGTGCTTTGTGAGCAGATATTCTTTAACGGTCACACTACCAAGTGTCGTAGTTTTATCGGGTTTTAAGATTGCCATATTATTGTTCCTCCTCGTTATTTTCGTTGGTTGCTTCTTCATCAATTCTGCCAACTTTCGTCTGCAAAACATCGATGGCTTTCTTGATTGCGGGCGGAAATGGAATTCCCATCAAACAGGTATTTTCCACGATTGACAGCAGTTCATTCAGGCAAAAGCTGATGCAGACTGCGTCACGGATATACGTCGTTCCGAGCATAATATCCATTCTAACAGCTACTGCGATCAGCATCAGGGTACACACCTTTTTTACCAGACCAAACCAGCCCGCTTTTGACGATAAACCGCCGCTTTCCGTGTGCTTTGACTTCTTCATGGCGGCAGTTACGATTCCGGTGAAAAAGTCAATCGCCATGAAGATTACAAGCGTGACCAGTGCGGAATCCCAGCCGCCAAAAATAGCGGCTATGAAGCCGCCGACCAGTCCTGCGATTGTGCAAAGGGTTTCTTTCATTTTTCATCATTCCTTTCGTAATTTGGGTATAAAAAGACCGCCTGCGGCGTTTGCCACAGACGGTTGTTTTACAACTATTCAATTATACAAATTGCTTTATTGCAACAAAATTCTTTTTAATTCCGTTAAAATTGCATTTAAGTCATTAGGAACTCTATTTGTATTTATCAATAAATCATCAAATAATAGGTTAAGGTTATTTTCAAAGTTACTTGGAAGAATAGTACAATGTTGCTTGCATAATTCAATTAAACGTTTCTCTCCGGGATGTGTTAACTTGTTGAATGCAAATATGATATCAAAATAGGATTCTAAAAAAGCGGTAGTTCTATGAACAATACTTACTTTATCATTTCTTATGATTGCCTTTTTTATCTGATTAAAGTAAGCTGGCATTGAATTACATAACAGATTCATATTCCTTTCGATAATATTTTCCCTTAAAGCATCAGGATATGCTACGTCAAAATGTTTTTTTGCCTTGAATAATCTTCCATCCTTATCATATAATATCTTGCAATTAATTAAGTTATGCCACATACAGGTGGTATACCCATTACGTGCTTGAAATTCTTCAACAACACTTGAAACATCCTTACAGAATTCATCAAGATTTCTATATAAAATATCAATGTCTGTACCATTATTTAATGTACAATTATCTTCATATTCCCAATAATGATTGCCAATTTCCATAGTTTTGCAATATCTTTTTAGAATTCCAAATCTGATACTTTCTGGTATTATTGAAGTACAATAAACATATACATCGTAGTCAGAATTTTTGTCATAATTTATTCCTGCACGAGATCCGCCTAAAGCTATTGCTTCAACTTGTTCTAATTCTGATAATTCTGCAAAAAGTTGTTTCACCATACTACTGCCCCACATTAAATTTGAATTTGTATTTTATACCATTATATCACTTCACATCCCAAAAGTCAACCCAAAATCTGAATCCGTTTTACCAACGGATGCGTATTGTCCGAAACGCCCGCCCAAGCAAGATAATATTCGCCAGCAGGAATGTTGGAGCATGAAATTAAAGTGGTAATGAAATTATCGGAATACAGCCATTCAAAGGGTACTTTGCGGCAATCGTTATTCTTTATTTTTTCAAAAATAAAGTCAGCGATCGGCGCATTTTCAGTTCTGCCGTCGGTTGAAACAAAACACAGTTCACTATTAGAATTTGCACCTGCAAGATACTCCAGCATCACCTTGCTATTTTGAGAAATGCTCACAGGATTGCATGATGTTGACTGCACAGATACGCCCCAGTTGAAAACAGCAGAGCTGTAACTCAGCGAAAAATCGGTATTTTCGCTGCAAAAATCAGGGTACTGCTCCACAAATCTTGTCAGTGGATATGTGCCATTGTTGACCATGAAAACAAGGCTGTTATCGTACTTTTCAAACACATCGCTGCCTGCTGAAAACAGCGTAACTGTGTTATTTCCGCTTGCAATCTGCGATTCCAAAACAGCAATTCTGTTCTCCAAAATCAAAATCGTATCATTCTGATTTTGCTGGTCATACTGCGTAGAGTCTCGTAGTTGCTGTACATCGGTTTGAATTTCAGAAATATTTTTGTCAGCGTTTTCCATGCGATAATTCATCTGCATCTGATAGTCCATGACATCGTCACGGAGCGACTGCAACCGCAGTTCAAAGTCCGAGATACTATCCCATTTTGCGATTTTCG